GCATTTGCCACCACTACTGTCGATCCATCAGCCGGTGATGACCGCAAGTTAGGCCAGATGTCCAGCGTTGCTTGACCCGAACCATTACTGCTGGTGTCGGTCAACACTTTATAAAGCTGTGCTGTTGCGGCAGAACCCAACTGGATATAATCACCCGCCTTGAGATAGTTTGTAGCACTTGCTGGCAGACCATCTATCGCTAATGTGTCGCCGGTCTGACTTGCGCCATTGACCACCGGTGTCCCTGCGGTTGTCGATGCTGAACCCTGCGCTGTACCGCCTAGCGGATCGCCAAGCAAGAACGTGCCTTTTTGCCCATATAGGCTGGTTAAAAACGTCACCCATTGCTCTGCGTTGTCGCGTTGCATCGGCGGCAGTTTGATGTCGGCTTCCCAGCGTTGACCACTGAATTGATATGTCTGTTGCTTGAACGTGAATGGCGATGTCGAAACACCAACCACGTTTCTGGCAATCAACGTAATCTCTGCGACTGTTTTATTGGTGGGCGTTGATAGTGGATAGCTGATTGCCATGATTAACCCCCAAACGCTTTACTAAATGAACCACCGCGCAAACGACTGTCAGCCACAGCCGCTTTCGTTGCATTAGCAATCTGCGGCATCAGGTTCACAATCTCTGACCGGACAGTTTGCTGAACGCCAGTGGTGACGTTGATGGTCTGGTTGACTGTTACGCCGCCAGCACCCGCCAAATTCTTGTTGCTAATAATAGATCCAGAAGATGATGGAACAAATAATTCTGCTCCACGTTCACCGACCATGACTGGCCTTCCGCGCTGTACCGATCCACCTATTGCTCTTGGGGGTGGCGGCGTACCAGTTCCACCGCCAGTAGGGATTAACCCTAATGCCCCAGCAATGGGTCCAGTAATTGACTGTTGAATAGCTATTCGCGCAAGATCAGCAATAATAGATGCCGCCATTTGTTTGAACGCATCTTTTGCGCTTGTGGCGCCGGTCACGACACCAACCAAGGCATCTTCCAGACTTTTAACGCCGCGCAGTGCGGCACTTTCTAGGTTGGCCTGTACATCTTTGGCGGCTTCTGCATATTTTTTGAGTGCCTCTTGGCCTTCTGTTAGCGCGTCACTAGCTTGACCAACACCATCGGTTGCCTTTTTAAGCTGTTCATCCATCTGCTGAATAGTTAAGGCAACACCGCCTTCTTCAGTTCCGGCGGCGGCAGAGACAGCTTGCAGTTTTTCGCTTAATGCAAGCAAAGAGAAAATAGAGTCACTGAAATCAATCCTTGCAACAAGTGGCAGTTTTGCTAAAGCATCTGCAAACTCCTGCAATCCCAGAACAGCATCCAGCGCGGCTATAGTAATTTTACTGCCTAAATCTGCGGCAAACGCTGTTACACCAGCAGACCCTTGTTTCAATATCCCTGTTAAAAAATTAACTGCACCAGCTAGTTTTTTGCCAATAGCTTCCGCAAGATCTGGGCTGTTTCGCACTAACTCTGAAAGCGCGCGCGCAAAATCATTTATTGATTTATTAAACCCGGCTTCACCAATAGCTACTTTAAAAGCATCAAACGCATCGCCCAGATTGCTAAATGCGCCAGTCAGTGTTCTTGCTTGTTCTGCTGTTGCGCCAGCAAATTTAGTGCGCCCAAGGGTTTCAAGAAATCCCTGTATTTCTTCTGCGGTATTTTTAACCTCTGTTTGCACACCGCCAAAAGTAAAGGTAATGCGCTCACCCTCTTTACCGGCCTTGATGCCAAATTCTTTTAGTCTTTCAAAGTCGCCTTGAACTGCATCTGTGACCGCTTCTGAGAATTGTTGTAGAGATTTGCCAGATCCACTAGCTATATTGCCAAACGCATCTAACGCTTTTATGGATGGCGTTATTCCTTGCGCTATTAGAATGTTAAAACTTTTAGTGACTTCCTGAACACTAAACGGCGTTTGTGCCGCAAAAGTTTTTAGAACGTCAAACGCTTGCGCCGCCCGTTCAGATGATCCTAAAAATGTTTTGAGTGTAGCTTCTAGCGATTGAAACTTCTGGTTTGTTTCAATAGTAGATTTAACTAGCAGACCAAACCCAGCCGCGCCAGCAAGCCCGGCGATCCCAGACTTTACATTGAACACAGACTTTTTTATTAAATTTAAACCACGGGCGACATTGTTAAAGGCACCTTTAGTAAGGTTAAACGCCCTAATGACAATGTTAAGGTTTTCCTGTGCCATTTATGATCTCCAAGTAGGCAATCCAGCCAACGATTTCATTATATGGCAAACATTCTATTTCCGCGATGGTTTTATTTAAGCGATCAGCCAGCCCGTACATAATAAACAGAAGCTGATCGCTATTTAGTTTTTTTCAGCATCCTCAACGGTGTTCATACCGCCCATAATTCTAGTTGCTACATCGGCAACTGTATTAAGAGGCTGGCGCATGAGGATGGGCTTATCATCAAGATCAAATGCTTTGTCGCCTTGATCTGTTTCGGCTTTCATAATTATTAAATCAACCAGTGCTTCGATAGTCTGGTTGTTAAGAAAGTCTGGATGCTTTCTCTGTATTTTAGAAAACTCACCAACAAGCAATTCGCCAGCAAATATTACTAGCGGCTCATCATCGCCCCATTCAGGTACTTCCACGCGCACGCGCGCTTTAGGTGTTTTTGTGCGGATTTGTTCGCCCAGTTTAGACATAGTGCCACCCCTGTCTGTCTATTATTTACACGGTTGTTTCGGTAATGCCGCCCGTGCCTTGTGCAGTAAACGCAACCTCAACCATACCATCGAAAGATGATGTGACTGATTTACCTGTTACAATAACTGTGCCGGTGAAATATGTGTCGCCAGATGCGGCACCTTCTGGGTACAGTTCCAGCGTCAAAGATGAGCCAACATCTAGCGCGTTTTGCGCGGTGTCAGTTTCATCAAAGAAACACTCAACCGATGCGGTGTATGAACCAAGACCGGCTTTGTATGAGCGAAAGCTATCACCCATGCTGGTGTCTTCAATTACTTCGCCGCTAATATCCAATGTAAATGAACGAACTTCGGCAAGGGTGTTGCCGCCGACTTTTACAAGTCCTTCGCTTCCTGCGTGTGTTGCCATGATTTAGTCCTCATCAACTTCGGTTGCAACTGTGTCAGATTTCTTGGGCTTCTGACTTTTGCCCTTTTTCGGTGCTTCTTCCGAATATCCTTTGGCAAGCAGTCTTTTTGCTGTATCAGGCCAGCAATTTATAGCGTTGCCATTTTCATCATACACTGTGACGCGCTTCATTTTAAACCGCCCCTTCAACATCGTTTTCAAGTGTCGCATAGGTAACACTTACTGTCAATCTGCCTACCCCAATGCTTTGCTCACCATCAGAATTATAATCGGCTTCAAATTCTGTGACCTGTGTATCTTTAGCCCTGCCGCCACGGGTAAGATCCGTTGCCAACGCTTCTTCGATTTCAAGCGCAATCTGGTCAAGACTATTATCAAGCGCAGAGGTTGCTTGCACAAAAAACTCAACAGAGACATCAAGCGATCTCATTTGAGTGCGCGGCGGTGTTAGCGTTGAATATTCTGTGGCTTCTGCGCGGGTATAAATACAGATTGCCGGCAACTTGGCATCAGTTAAAGAAAACAACCTAGTCTGAAAGACATTCGATCCAGTCGTTGTTAGCCCGGTCAGCGTTGTCGTAATGTTGTCACGAATTAATTTGCGGACATGCGCCATTAGTTTTTCTCCAGCATTAGCCGGGTCATACCAGTGCCATCGGGCTCAACAACTCTAATAGTATAGGCTGTGCCAGAAACACTAAGGGCATCACCTTCAGCAACGCTAGGCACATCTGCGGTGCGGCATATAAACATTGGATCTTGCATTGAAACACCGACATTGCCACCGGCCTCTGCTTCAAAATAAACATTTCTAATAATACCATTAACAGTGCTTGCCGATCCGCCGCTTGGAGTAAAACTAGCGGCTACACCAAAGTCATCTGCATTAAAAAACACAGCCCGGTCATCGGCACTTTCAACAGCCATTATTCATCCTCTGGCGTTAATACACTTTCAACAGCACGATTGGTTTTCTTAGGTGCGGCTTTTTTAACCTTAGTTGCCAAACCGCGCGCAATCAGACGTTCTGCTGTTCGCGCTTCTAAATCATATTCTTGCCCGGCCATAAGGTTGCCACCAGTGCCGGCAAAACATTTTTCTAAAATCTTAACTTTCATAATACCACCTTACAAAAGGTTGTGACGGGACAGCCACCTTCTCACGACTATCCCGCCACTTCCAATACACCTATTAAGCGATGCTGACCTCATCAGTCTTAGCAAAGCTAACAGCGTTGCGAACACCCACATCTAGTTCTGCGTGCAGAACCATGCGAACCGCACCAGACTTGCTGTTGCTATACGGATCCACAAGGATGCTAGGCGCACCAAACTGCGCAATCATAAGCTGTGAGAAATCACCATAGACCAGAGCAGAGGCGTCATTGCCGCCATCGCCCGGATCCAGAGTTGTCGGCACATTGCTGGTAAACTGAATGGGCTGACCATAGAGTTCAGTCCACGGAGCATCCAAGATTTGAACGCTGTCCGTGCTGGACACTTTGGCAGTTGAAGCCAGTTTCGCTTTAACAGCAGGGTGTGACAAGAACCCGGCAGAGCCTTGATTGACAATGCCGTTATCTTCCTCAACCAGTTTGACCAGAGCAATGATGTCTGCCCATGTCAGGCTATCAACGTCAGTGCCAGACGAAATGTCCAGATTGTTGATGCCTGATGTGTTCAGGATACCTGTCGGCTGACCGCCAGAACCAGAACCATTAATTGCATAGAACTCCGTGCGGTCTGCGGCGGATGACAGCAAATCGTTGCGGATGATCTGTTCAATCGATGGTACGCTTTCCATAATCAGCTGGCGCGACATTTCTACAAATGCGCCCATTGTGCGTGGTTGCAGAGTAACTCCGCCATCAGTACCGGCACCGTCACCTACATCTGCCAGTTCTTCGACAAATGCGGCGTTTGCGCCAGTAGCCAATTTTGGCATTTTGATGCGGTTGGTCAGGCCAGACAGGTACGTTGTACCCAGAGTGCCAAGAACCTGACGGGCGCGCAGGGCTTCGATGAACATGTCACCGCGATGCTCTGTCGGTACAAAGTCATCAAAGACAACTTCGGCACCAGAACCGCCGGTTGCGGCAGTTGCAAGTGGGCCACGCTGACCCCAAGCAAAGTCAGGAACATATACGCCATCTGCTTCGCGTCCAACACGGCGTGAAATCTCGTCATGGATCTCACGCTCAAAACCGGCTTTGCGCCAATCCTGAGAAACTTGGGCTTGGATCATGCGTCCCAGCGAGTATTCGCGCTGTTCTTTAACCGGCGCGTCAATAGCGGCGGGTGCAATATCCAACGGCTTTTCGGCAAGTGCTTCAAGCAACTGGCCACGGAAATCCTCATAGCTAACGCCATTGCGGATTGCATCATCACCAAGATCACGTTTGTTGTGCTTGGCGGCGAGTGTAAGGATGTCAGATGCGGCTTTGCGTGTTGCCTTTTCAACTTCGGCTTCACGCACTGCGATATCTACACCCTCATTTTTTACTTCATCAGTCATTCTAATCTCCAAGTCTGATGTGGTTTCACTAAGGGTTTCAGAAGCACTACGGCCTACCCCTACCTGACTGGACATGTCAGCGGGTACGGCAACAACAGATACCTCAAGTGGCGTGGTTTTGATCCGTACATAATCCTCAGGATCGCTTTCACGCTCAATGCGGCCATCAATACGATAGCCAACTGAAATATTCGCGCGTATTCCATCACGAACATCGTCAAACACTTCAGAAGCAAGCGCACCTTTTCCAAACTGCACTACTGCCCGCAGACGGCGGTCATCTTCGTCAAGTTCAACACTCATGACCCGGCCTATTTGTTGATCCATTTTGTGATCAAGCAAAAGCGGCGCGCGCCCTGAATTCAGAAATTCTAGGTTCATATTATCACGGCTATGGTCTATGACCTCTTTGCCGAATGATCTGTCAACCGGTTCTTCGGATGACACCCCAATGCGAACCATTCTTGTATCTTCGTCAATAAAACGATCATCTTCATTTATAAATGTAGAACGCTTTGACATTTGTGTGCGGTCAAATCTTTCCATTTCTTTTTCTTCATCTTCATCGTGATATGGCCGTTCTTCAACCTCCGGCATAGATTTGCCGAATGTAATAACATAAGCATCATCGGTTTCTTCAACCTTCTGGATGTGCCGTTCTATAATTTGCTCAGTCATAGTTTTATCCTCAGTATTCGGATTGCCAACATTATCATCTAAGAAAGCGGAAAAATCAATGTCTTGCTCCGCGCGCTCTTTGCTAGAAAGCGGATGACCCTCTGGGAATAAATCCGTGTCGTGCTTCCCGCCTTGGAAACGACCATTGCGCAAAGCAAAAAGAAATGAATTCACCCTTGCATATGCCCACTGGTCAGCACCGGTCACGCCCGGTCTAACCGAACCCGGATTGGTATTGTACGCCCCTACACCACGCTCAAATACTGCGGCAAGCATACGCTTAGTGGCGCGCTTCTTAGGATTGTCACCATACTTTTCG